CGTGCCAGCCGCCCCCAGGCCGCCCAGCACCGAGGAGACCATCTGGCCCCCAAAGCCGGCGCCGTTTTCCGCCGCTTGCTGGCCGGCCAAACCAGATCCCGTGCCCGCCACGGTCTGCATCAACGGATCCGCCCCCAGGCGGTTGAACACTTCGCGCGTGGTGCCGGTGCTGACCTTGCCCGCCTGGTTAGCGAGCCCCGCGCCCGTCAGCGCGCCCAGGCCCGTCTCCACGCCTTGCGACACGATGCGCTGCGTGGGGGTGTCGGGCTGCGGTAGGCCAATCTGCGTGAGCAGGCGGTCCAGTTGCGGCAGTTGCTGCTGGAAGCGGTAGCCCCGGCCTTCACCCAGCGCCAAGTCCTGCGCCTTGTTGGCCACGCCGCCCACGGCGTCCACGAACATGGCCGGCAGAGAGGCGGCGGCCTTGATGCCCGAGCGGGCGAACAGGCCGGCTTGGGAGGCAAGGTCGTTGTTGCGCGTCTTGGCCACATCGAACGCCCCTTTGCGCAGCGCTGCGGCCATCTCCTGCTCGGACATGCCGTCTGGGAACTCCACCACCTGCCCGAAGGCTTCCACGTACTGCGGCATCTCAGCCCCCTACATCTTCGAACTTGCCGGTGCTCGGGTTCCAGCGCTTGGTGGGTATGCGCGCAGGTGCGGGTTGTTGCCCTTGCTGTGCCGTGGCCTTCTGGCCGGCGGCAAAAGCAATGTCCTGCACCGCTTGCTGCCGCATGCGCTGCTTCTGTTCGATGACGTCGGCGGAGTCACCCGGTTGCGGGAAGAACGTGCGCACGTTCAAGATCACTTCGTCTTTGGTGGCCGCCGCGCCGGTCTTGAACCGCAGGAAAGACTCGGACCATTGCTCTTGTGCCTGACGGGCGCGCTGCGCTGCAGGCGAGGCCGCAAAGTTGGTGAGCCCGCCCGCCAGCGCCACATCCACCTGACTCCACGTTTTGGTTGGGTCAATCGGGATGCCGCTCAGCTCTTTCTCTGCGGCCTTCATCTGCGACATGAACGTGGACGCCTTCGCCTGGGACTCGGTCAACGCGCTGTCCTTCTGCGGTGGCTTCACACCCGGCACGATGTTGGGCTGGCCGCCCGCCTTGTCCGGCTGGAAGAACACCGGGTTGCCTGCCGTGTCCGTGCCGGCCACCGGGGCGCCGTAGCTGACGCTGACGCCGGGAGGCACAAGCTGCTTTTTGGCGTCAATCAGCGGCTTGTTGGGCACCAGTTGGCCGCCGGGGCCAGGCACCAGCAGGTCGGCCACCGGGTTGCTTTGGCGCGGAAGCACAGTGCCGGGCGCAGTGGCGAACGGGTCCACCGCCCGGCCGTCCACAAACTCGACCCTGGTGCGCGGCACCAAGTCGGCGTAGTTTTTGGTAAGCGCAAACTTGCGCACCGACTCTGGCGTGAAGTCCTTGGGGTCCACCTTGCCAAACGGGTTCTCGGCCTTGGCGGGCATCAGCGCCTGGATCTCCTGCAGCCCCAGCCCCGCACGCATGGCTTGCGGCACGCTCATCGGCATGGCCGGGCCTGCGTTGGAGTCAATGCTGTCCAGGAACGAGCCGCGGGCTTGCTTGGCGGCGGCAGCTTCTTCACGCGCCCGTGCCGCATCGGTCATTCGGCCCTCCAGCTCTCGCAGCTGCAGCGCCCGCTGCGCCAGTAGCTGCTTGCGCTCCTCCTCCTCTTGCTGCGCCTTCTTGGCCGCCAGCATGGATGAGCTGTAGCCCTGCATGCCCTGCACCAGGCCCGCCCCGAGGTTGCGCTGGCTCAGCAGACCGCCGGCCAGGTTGAGGAGGGCCGCGGTGCGCGGGTCTTCCCAGCTATCGCCCAACAGTCCCATGGTCAGCCTCCAAAGCCACGCATGGCCATCAACTGCATGTTCTGCATGTCTTGCTCTCTTTGACGGCGCTGCTCTGGCGTCATTTGAGGGCCGCCTCGATACCGCATGTCCATCATTCCGCCACCGCCATCAAACGCCTGCGGTGGGGCGTCCACCTTTGCTTGCGGCATTTGCGGCATGCCGCCACCCATGCTTGCCATATTCATGGCCGGCAACCCGCCGCCCAGCGAGCTAGGCATTTCGCCAGGTTGCGTGAAAGGGTTTCCCGCCATGCCGGACCCCAGCAGGCCCAGGCCGGTGTTGCGCAGGGTGTTGTAGCCCTCGGTGTACTGCGGGCTCTTGTAGTAGTCGGCCATCATCTGCGCGCCTTGCAGCATGAGCGGGTTGCCGCCCTTGTTCTGGTTGAACCAGTCGGTGGCCGCACCCAGGTAGCCGCCCTTGCCGTCAGCGCCGTAGAGCAGGGCTTCCATGCGCGGGTCCAGGCGTTGCTGGCTGGTCTGCTGCTTGTCGCCGGAGTTGGCCGCGCCAGCCGCGGCGCCGAGCAGGCCGCCGATGGCTTTGCCGGAGAGGCTGCCCAGTGCGCCCAAGCCTCCCGCAGCAGCGCTGCCCGCCGCAGCCGCTCCAGGCCCAAAGGTCAGCCCGGCACCTGCACCAATCGTGGCCGGATTGAACATTCCAGACGCTGCCGCAGCGGCGTTGGTGCCGTAGCCGGCAGTGCCGAGGCCGGCCTCAATGGCCGCCGGAGTGAGCGTGGATCCGCCGCCGCCAATGCCAAAGCCTGCGCCTGCCGCCTCGCCTGCACCGGCTGACGCAGCCTGCCCGCCACCGAGAAGCCCGCCAGAGCTGAACATGCTGTTCTGCCCCAGCGCCGAGCCCAGCGCGTTGGCGCCCACGGCGAACGCCGCGAGCTTGGCCATGTCGCCCACGCCGTACTTGTCAGACTCCGCGTTGTGCACGTTGCTGCGCTGCAAGTTGCCGCCCATGTCCACCACATCCGAGCGGTACGTGGTGCCACCCAACGGGGCGCTGATGGTGTAGCCCATCTGGCGCGAGGTGCCCGGGTCTTGCTCGGTCTGGCCTGTCATCTCAAAGTACGGGTTGACCTGGTACTGGCCCACGCGCGCCATGCCGGGGTTGCCGCCCATGCCGGGGCCAAAGCCGGCGCGCAGGGCTTGGGCAATGATGTCTTCGTAGTTCATGGTCGCTCCTTGTGATCAACCGGGACGGAACAAGTTGCCGAATTGCATGCCCGCCAGCCCGCCGCCGATGGCGCTGCCCAGCCAGTTGCCGCCTGGGGTAGTGGTGGTGTTGCTGCCGCCGTAGCCCGTGAAGGGGCTGAGCATGTTCCCGTAGCCCTGGTACGGCATCAGGCCGGCGTTGTACTGCCCGAGGCCCGCGTTGTAGAGGCCCTGGCCCTGGCCCGCCAAACCAGCTTGGCCGCTGTTGAACATGTCCATGCCCAGACGCATGCCCGACTGATCCAGGCCGCGGTTGGCGGTGTAGAAGTTCTGCATGCTGTTCTGGTTGCCCAGCGCCAGGTTGCCCATGCCCAAGTTGTAGTTGTTGTTAGCGTTGTAGTAACCGAGGCCCAGGTTGCCGTAGCCCAGGTCACGAGCGGTTTGAGCTTGGTAGGCGTTCACCCCCAGGTTGCCCATGCCCAGGTTGTAGTTCTGGTCCTGGCCGCGCATCGTGGTGGCCGCGCCCACGTCGGTGGCGTAGCGCTGGTTCTGCAGCCCGCCCAGGCCGAGCTGGTAGTTCTGCGCGCTGTTCTGGTAGCCCAGGTTCAGGTTGCCAAAGCCCAGATCGCGCTGGGTCTGGTTTTGCATCCCGGCGATGTTGGCCTGGTTGTTCAGGCCTGCGTAGCCGAGCTGGTTTTGCTGGTTGGCGATGTTGGCCTGGTTCTGCAGCCCGGCGTAACCCAGGCCCAGGTTGCCGTAGCCGAGGTCGCGCTGGGTTTGCGCCTGGTACTGGTTGGTGCCGGCGTTCTGCTGGGCTACACCGAGATTGCCCATCCCCAGGTTGTAGGACTGGTCGGCCTGGCGGTTGCCCAAGGCCAGGTTGCCCATCCCCAGGTTGTACTGGTTGGCGGTCTGCTGCTGCGAGTTTGCCAAATTGCCCAGCCCCAGGTTGTAGGACTGGTCCTGCCCGCGCAAGGCGGTGGCGTTTTGCATGCCGGCGATGTTGGCCTGCACATCCTGGCCACGCGTGGCGGTGTTGGCGCCGACGTCGGTGCTGTAGCGCTGCTGCTGCAGCCCCCCCAGTCCCAGGTTGTAGTTCAAGTCCTGGCCACGAGCGGTAGTCTGGTTTTGCAGGTTGGCGATGTCGCGCTGCGTCTGGTTGCCCAGTTGCGCCGTCTGCAGCCCAATGTCTTGGCCGCGCTGCGCGGTCTGCGCGCCAACGTCAGTGCTGTAGCGCCCGAGATCTTGCCCGCGCATGGCCGTGGCCGCGCCCACGTCGGTGGCGTACTGCTGCTGGCCCAAGTTGCGCAGGCCCACGTCGTAGTTGAGGTTCTGCCCACGCAGGGCCGTTTGGGCCCCCACGTCCGTGTTGTAGCGCGAGGTCTGAGCGCCGACGTCGGTTGCGTAGCGCGAAGTCTGCGCACCTACATCGGTGTTGTAGCGCGACGTCGCCGCACCGACATCGGTGGCGTAGCGTTGCTGCTCAATGCCCTTGTTGCCGATGTCGTAGTTCAGGTCCTGCCCACGCATGGTGGTGTTGGCCCCCACATCCGTGGCGTAGCGCTGCTGCTGGATGCCTTGCTGGCCAATGTCGTAGTTCAACGATTGGCCGCGCTGGGTGGTCAGGTCCTGCATGCGCGCGATGTCTTGCGCGTTTTGCAAGCTGCGCTCTTGCCCGTAGGCCGTGCCGTACAGGTTGGCCATGGCATCAGCCAGCCCTTGGTTAGACATGCCCGCAGCCAAGCCTTCGGCGATGCCTTGGCGCGAGCCGCCAAACCCGCCCGCGGCCATGGCCCCGCTGCGCAACCCGGGCAGGGTGGTGTAGTTCAGCGTCTGGTTGTAGCGGTTGGCCAGGGCTTGCGCCTGGGCATCCAGAAACGGGTTCAGTTGAAACGAAGTGGCCATTGCTTACCTCACAGCTTGACCCACGTGGCACCCACGCGGGCATAGATCCCGGCACCGCTGCCGGGGTTCCAGTTGGTTCCATCAGCCTTCACCACCATGCCCTCGCGCGGCCGCAGCGGCGCGGCGTTGAGCGTGTCCAGGAACACGTAGGGCTGGGGGGCTTCCATCGCCTTGCGCAGGTTGGCCAGCTCCTGCAACAAAAAACCCGGCAGCGCGGCCGGGTCTTGAGGGGGGATCGTCGGGTTGTAGATCATCAGTACGCGCCCCGCTTCACCACGTCCAGGTCGATCCCCTTCAGGCGCCACGCAAACCCGGCCGTGCTCTTGATGCGCAGCGACAAGAAGCGCCCCGTGGCAAAGGCATCCGCCTTGCGCGTGGAGCCGATGGTGTAGGTCACCGGGCTGGACCACGTGGGGGCCACCTCCACGTCCATGGTCGCGCCCACCTCCACCGTCAGCGTGGCCCCGGCTGGGCCGTCAATGCGCGGGTACACCGCCTTCACGGTCTTGACCGAGTAGGGGTCGTCAAACGCCAAGTTCGTCCGCTCGATGTAGGCCGTGAACTCGGTGCCTGCATCGTTGCTGCCAGCGTCTCCCAGCAAGATGTTGGAGCTGTTGCACAGCAGCATCCGGCCGTCGCTGGGGTTGAACTCGGCTTGCGCCCACACCGTGGCGTCTGACAGCCAGGTGTCGGCATCGGAGGCCCAAGTCTCAGCCACCCCTGGAGCGATCAGGCCAAAGTCGCCATAGGTCACGTTGGGCAAATCGCGCGGGGCCAGCGTGTCGTCGGCAAAGTTCCACACCAGCGCCTTGGTGCAAGTGGATTGGCCCACGTAGGGAAAGCAGATCCACACCTCGTTGCGCCGCAGGTTGGTCATCAGGAACGAGCGCGCGTAGTTGGTGGTGTCCATCTGCGTGAACAGCCACTTGCGCATCCGTGCGGTCAGGATGGACTTCGGGCCCTGGCCGTTGTGCACGATCACGTCACCCGGGGTCAGCACCACATGCCCCACCGGGGTGTTGGCGATGCAGCCTCGAGCCAGAGCCCCCACATCGCCGGGCAGGCGCTGGAAGGCAAAGATGAACTGGCCGCCGATGTAGCGCATCGAGTACATCGAGCGCTCTTTGTAGATGATGTTGGCGTCACCCAGCACCATCTGGTCGACCATCAGGTCTCCGGTCTCGGCTAGATCCACCTCGCCAGCGTCGGTCGTAGGGTCTGCTTCGTCCCACGAGCCAGGGATGGCGCCGGGGTCAGCCGCGTCCGACCACTTGACCATATGCGGGTAGGCCGTCCCGCCCTTGGTGATGCCCACGCCCACCAGGTAGTTCTTGAACGGGCGCAGGCTCTTGGCGCGCCAGTTGGCGTTCCATCCTGTCAGGCTGGCCAGGTTGCTGGCCGCGTTGCCGCCCCAATACTGCGGCACGTCCTTCTCGTTGTTCATCACCAGCACGCCGTTGAGCGCGCCGCCGGTCCAGCGGTCGTCGATCGCTCCGGTGGGCGCGGTGCCGGTGATGTCGGTG